TTTTACACAGAAACAAAAGGTCTCAACATTTTCTTCAAAAGTTCGCAGATCATAATCAATCCGGATTCTAGCATTACGATCGAACACAAAGGAGGGGAAAGCATCGTTGAGATGATCGGGGGCACGATCAACATAGTGTCTTCAAACCAAGTAAATGTGACAGCAGCGAATAACGTAACGGTAGAGACCGAGACCTGCACAATCGATGCACAATCGATCAACCTCGGAGCTGGGGCCGTGGAATCGGTCATAAAAGGAAACACATTTCAAGCCCTTTTCAACGCGCACACTCACATAGGAAACTTGGGATCTCCTACGAGCCCTCCCATAACCCAAATGGGTTTAGCCGCTCTTAGCCAAGTATCAAAAACATTGTAACATATGCCACTAGTACGTCCTACTCTTGAAGCAGCTCTTGCTGTTGCTTTTGAAAAAGCAATGTTGGTCTTTAAAGAAACGATAGAAAACGCGCCGGGATTAGACGTGGGAGAACAGGCCAGAAAAGCTGCAGGAATCACTTTTTCTAGGTTAGCAGGCCCAGCGATCGATTTGTACATTAAGTCAGCGACGATAGTAGTCCCGCCAGGGCAAGCGGTCGCAACAGCGGGCACTCCTGCTGCACAAGCAGGAGCGACTACTTCGCCCTCGCCCCCTGCACTGATTACATAATCACAGAGATATATAGTCTATAACAAAAAAAATATGATAGCAGAAAAAATAGAACAACCGATGATTGACTGGGTGCTCCTCGAGATGACAGCACGAAGGGCTCCTAATGCGGCACTGTCGAAAAAATATGGCGGGACCGTTTTTTGTCATGAGCCTTATGCAGAAGAAATGTGTAAGCTAATGACGGGCGCAATTGTTTCCGATAAAGAGCTTACGCCCGGAAAGATCATGAAGATGATCGACATACATGGAATAAACGATGATGAGATGAACGTATCTCTTGAAGGTTTTGCCAACGCAGTTATAAAGCTCGACGCCGAGAAAAAGTTCTATCCGCTGCTAGGTCTCAACCAAAGAGAGTTTGTAGAGAATATGAAAGATGAAGAGTGGAGAAAAACTTTCGTCAGACAAGGTTATCATGTAAAGATTGAAGGAGTCACGCCCTACAATCGAGCTTCTTTATACGCTGGTCTCGAAGAGACCACCAAAAAAGAGTTCATGGAACAGATTACAGAAAATAGTTCAGCGTATTACGGAAGAATCACTGGGAAGAATCATGGCGGGTTCATCATAAATGTTCGTGGTATCGACGGTTTCTTGCCAGGATCGCTCGCCGCTACCAATATCGTCAGAGACTTCGACGAAATGATCGGCAAAGAGATACCGGTGATGGTGGAAGATTACCTAAGAGAAAGCTCAACGTTCGTATTCTCTTACAAAAAGTACGTCAATAAAGTTTTGCCTCAAAAGATCGAAGATCTCGACCAAGACAAAAAGTACACAGGATCTGTCACAGGGGTCGCTAAGTACGGCATATTCGTGGAGTTCGACGAGATCTTTACTGGCTTAATTCACTCTAGCAAGATGACGCCGGAGCTCAAAGAAAGGTTCAAAAACGGTCAGATAACAGCGAATTCCCCGATCACTTTTTGGATCAAAGAAATCACTAACGACAAGAAAATCATTCTGACCGACGAAGATCCGGCGATTCGTCAAAGAGAGATCGATGAATTCCGCGTAGAAAGTCTAGGCGCTGTTCGTGGAGGTGAAGTAATATCGGTCCAACCGTTCGGAACGCTGGTAAGACTGCAGAAAGACATAGTAGGCATGATATCGCAAAAAGAGATCAAAGTGAAGAAGAAGAAATTCAGCGTAGGTGATAAGATCATGGTGACGATCGATCGAGTGCTCAACGATAAAGTCTACTTAACGATACCTAACGAATAGGTGTATGAACTCTAAAAATACCTCAAAAGATGAAAGCCAAAAAGGTTTACACAACAACAGAGATCTTGGACTCAGCAAAAATCGGCTGGGAGTTCGAGTTCTACTCTGATTTTGAGGTAATAGAGACAGCAAGATCAATAGGAAGATTTCTTAAGAAAAAGGTCGTAGTGCCTATGGCCTTAAGCAACATCGACAAACCTAAGCCTCTATACCACTCTCCGGTCAAGCCTACTTCAACGATCTTTAAGCTCGAGCCTGATTACTCAGGAGGTAAGAAGATGTGCGAACTTGTGACAGGACCGATGGAATATGCAGATGCAAGAGATGTGCTCATCAAAGTGTTTGAATGGATAAGGTCAAACGGATACACATCGGAAAGATGCTCGGTCCACGCAAACATCAGCATCGATCCCAATAAGATTCCTACCAAGGTCGAAATCCCTATGTTGAACATCGTCAAGTTCATACTTAGCTTTGACGAAAAGAAGGTATACGAAGTATTTCCTAATCGTGTAGATTCTGTGTATGCAAGAAGCATCAAAGAACTTCATCCAAACTCTGTGATATTCTACACTCCGGAAGCTACGATCAGTAGAAACACCCTCGAGGTGCCCGATGAAAAGTACTACGGAGTCAACTTTTTAAAGATCGAAAAAGGATACATTGAATATCGTTACATGGGAGGTGCTGGATACGAAAAAAAGGCCAAAAAAATCCTAGATCTGGTCGACTATTACATACTTCATCTCTATGAAACGCTAAACTTCGACGGCGATTTCAATGCCCAGGAAAAAATGTACTTTAAGAAGATGATGGACAAGCAAGTCGATCTCTACAAAGGATTCGTCAAGTATGCGACGTTCAAGGAAAAGTTTCCCGAGATCGAAGTAGGAGTCGACATGAGAAATGACGAACAGATTCTAGAGACGTATTGGCCGATCTTTAAAGATCAACTGTATCGCTTACTGATGTCCAGTGGCATCAAGAAAGGCGTGTTCAACTTCGACACTGATGTGTCTGTCTTGCAAGCCCGTGACACTAAGATCAAAAACTGTGTGGCAAGAAATATTGAATTTGTAGACTGCGAGCTAGAAGGTGTCTTTGAAAGATGCACGTTCTATGGATGTACTGTGTCCAATTCTCGAGTTATGGAATCTAAGCCTGTCAAAGACAATAAATTCGTATCGTGCAAAGTAGCGGAGTCTCCTCTTCACATATCGAATACATGTGAAGACTGTTTCATTGAGAATAAGAGGTTTCCTATCAACTGTAAAGTGATAGGAGGGGTCATAAGAAACGGGGAAATCGGCAAATTGGCTGACATATCAGAAGAGACAATGATCGTTGAGCTGATCGAACCTTCAGAGTCACCCGGCAGTTACAAAGACACCAGCAAAGAGAAAAAGAAAGAAAAAGAAAAGTGAAGCCGACTCCATCATACACGGCATTTTACAAGGAAAAAGACATACAAGATTGGGATGATATGTTGAAAGACGCCGAACAGAAAGCCGTATCACTGATCAAGAAAAAACTAGGAATCTCTCTTAAGTATTCTTTGAAAGTAAAAGACGGCGGTTCAAACACATTCGACGATTCGGTAGAGATAACACCGCATAGAATGCATCTCAAGGACCCAGGACGATTATCCGATACGGTACTACACGAGCTCTGCCACGTCATCGACAACACGCAAGGCAGAGAAGGGCGCTGGGGTCAAAAGATTCAGATTTCTCAAGATCCTGAGTGGCTTAAGATCGACCGCAGGACGGCCCCCGATTCTTACGCACGGACAGCATCGGACGAAGACTTTGTCAGGTCTCTGCAGTGCTTCCTCTATGGACAAGAAAACGACTTGACAAAAGACAGGCTCGACTTTCTTAAGAAGACATTCAAAATATAAAAGTTATGACCCGCGATGAACTAATACAACAAGTGAATGACGAGATCACAGTATCCGGTTCTCTTCCATATTCAATTCCTCAAAAAGAAATGGAAAGGATCATCGGGCAAGCTGAGAACTGGTTCTATGTCAACTACGGCCCGGCGGTCGAGACGTCTTACTACGTTCTTCCTCGGAACCTGTTTGAACAAAAAGAATGGAGGGCGACAAGAAGTGTTCTTCTTCCCGACTGCGTGATATCGATACAAGACGTCAGAGATTTTCGTGGAGGAGGCGTTCTAGGCTCGGTCGACAAAGACTTCGCTGACAACCGTCTAATCGCTTCGGAGCTATTCCTTTCGCCGTTCCAATCAGACGACTTGGTCTTAAGAACTGCGCAGTATTCTTACTGGGACTTAACGAAATGTTTCATACTAGAGAGGTACGCCTTTGACTTCAATAGAAACACCAAGAGGTTAAAAATTCTAGGAAGAGACCCAAAAAGAAATGTCTACATACAGACGTACGTCAAGATCGAAGACTATAAGCTATATGATGATTGGTTCTTTCAAAGATACGTCTGTGGACAAGCAAAAGTATCTTTAGGAAGGCTGCTGGGAACTTTCACATTCAATCTTCCAGGCGGCATTCAGGTCGATGCATCAACGATCAGAGAAGAAGGGAAAGAAGAGATCGAAGCAATACTTCAAAAGATAGACGACGAAAATTCACCCGATTGGTTCTATCTATTTCACTAAAGAAATGCTTAAAGAGATCTACTGCCGAAACATCAACGATCCTGGATTTATCTCAGGACTATTAGAGACTGGATCTCCCTACGAAGCGATCCTGACCAAGATTCGCATGATCATATTTACAACGAAAGGAGAAGTCCTAGGAGATCCCAATTTTGGACTTAGTCTTGAACAATTGCTGTTTGAACTGAACTTTAACGAAAGACAGCTTCGTCAATCATTTTATGATCAGCTGTCTCAATACGTCCCCGACACTGTGAACATGCCTATCACAATCGAGGTCACTTTTTCGCAAGGAACTGTGCGGGATATCGCATACATAGATATATACATAGATGGCAAAAAGTATCTCGGTGTTGAGGTTACTTAGCCTAAAAATATGTTTTTGAATGGCTCTGGAGATATTTAATTACAATCGAATAAGGTTCGACCAACTTTACACCGATGTAAGAAATTATATGACCACTAAGTTTTTGCAGGTGGGAGAAGTATTTTCACCTGCGAGTGCTTACGGTCAACTTTTGTATGTAATCTTGGACCTCGCGAGGCTGATGTTTTACTACATCGAGGATAGCATAACTGAGCTGAACATTTACACAGCCGGGAGAAAAGAATCGATCATAGGTTGGGCTCGTGTTGCTGGGCATAATCCAACTAGGCCGATCGCTGCATCGGGAACTTTGATATTAGGCTACAATGGAAAGACGGTAGACATATACGGCAACACCGTCATCATACCCAATTACACAAAGTTGGTCGATGAAAACACCGGTCTTCCTTATGTACTAACTACGAACACAGAAGAAGTTAGGATCAATCTGTCAGGAAAACAAAAAGTTGAGGTTAAGGTAACGCAGGGATCTTTTGAATCTCAAACTGTCACTGGGACAGGGCAGCCTCTGCAATCGTACAATATAAAAGCAAAGAAGGGCGATCAAATCGACAATTTTATCTATAGAATCTATGTGAACAATGAGCTTTGGAGAAACTATGATTCTTTGTACGACATACCTTACGAAGGAAAGGGGGTTGTTGTCAAAACCGGTATTGACACCGGGATCGATGTGTACTTTGGAAATCAATACTTTGGAGAAATCCCTGAAGTCGGAGCAACGATCAGAGTTGAATACTTAACTACTGCGGGCGACGCGGGTAACATACTCATGGATGAAGTTCCTAATTTTGTATTTGAAGAAGGAGGATTTGACCTCGCGGGCGAAGATGTAGATCTCAACGAGATCATTTCGATCGGAATGGGAAAACCCATCATATTTGGATCGGACGCCGAGCCGATATTTCTTACAAAGATTCTTGCCCCGAAAACATCAAGGGCATATGTTTTGGCCAATACCGATTCTTACGTTTACTTTTTAGAGAGATACAACTTTTTCTCTGTGATAGACGCTTTCAACACGTTTGAAGACAATGATGTAGAAGACGATAATGTCGTCTATCTATTTCTAATCCCCGACGTCAATAAAAGAAAGCCCAGCAACGCTGACTACTATACGATACCCGAAAATCTTTTCATCCTAACGGCGGACGAAAAACAAAAAATATACGATGTCATCGAGGAGAGTGGTCAAAAGACTTTGAACACTGTCTTAAAGATCTTGGATCCAATAATCAAAAAGTACGTAGTCAATATAAACATTAGAGCTTACGAAGGGTACAGCAAAGATAACATTCGCCAAAACATCATATCCAAGACGTCCGACTACTTCCTAAAAAATCGTCGCAGAGACAAGATACCGACGTCTGACTTAGTGGCAGTCGTTGAATCGGTAGAAGGTGTTGACAGTGTCAACGTTTGGTTTATGTCTCAAGAGAATGAAGCATACCACGCAATACCGGCGAACAAAGATTCAACGATTGACATAGGTCTTGATGAATTCGGAGACATTACGATCGGTAGAGGAGAACTTGCATTGATCAGAGGTGGCTGGGCAGATCGAAACGGCGTTTTTCTAGAAGACAGCGTCAGCCAGTCAAAACCCAGCACGATCAACATAACGTTCGGAAAAGACAGCCAAAAGAATCTTAACATGGAGCTGCACCGAATCAACATAGAAAACATTAAGAATGGCTAGAAATCCCAATATTCTTTACGAAGAAAGAACGTACAACAAAGAGTACCGAGACATAAAGATGGGTGCTTACTTGTTGAGAGAAAGTTTTTATGAGAAAATGATACACCAGCAAGACGATCTAAAGAACATTGGTTTTGATTGGCGCCCTAACCTCATGAAGAAATCTTTAAGCAGTTATCTTCTGTCGAACGGAGATGTTTCTATGATCGTTGATCGTTTCAATTCTTTGTTGGTCGACATAGTCAATAGAATACAAGACATTCGTAAGTTTGTCAATTACACTGTGTCAAAAAACTATAAGTACATAAGCTAATGTTACTTAGTAATCGCTTTTCTTTCTTCAATAAGAAAGGTGACAACATCAATCCTCAAAAGAGGCAAGCGACTCAAGTCGTTATACACGACGATGCGCAATTTCCAGGAATTGGAGCAATCATCAATGCTTACACAAATGCGGCGGGCGAAGTCATATACGTAGAAATACTCGATGGCGGATCTAACTACGGAGTCAACACCTATCTAGAAATCAAAAGCATCGATGATCCAGCTCTATCTTTCATCATACCCAACAATGAAATAACTATCAGTGTAGACGGAGTGATCGAAGCAGTCAACATACCCTCTTCGGCGACAAACGGGGACTTCCCGTATCCTTCGTTGGACTACATCATAGACTATTCGCTAGAAAGAGTATCGAACGGTCTGATAGCTTCAGACCAAATATACATTTTAGAAAGTGTATACAATTCTGCAGGAAAAAATACGTATACACATCCAAGGGTCGAAAACTACGGTCCGTTTAACATAAATTCGTACGAAGCAAACGGCTCCAGCGCATCGTTGACAATCTTAAACTATACGTTTACCTCTTTGATCAGAGAAGACAATCTGACAAAGATATACCAAGTCCCAGCTTCGATCATCAACAATCTAAGCATAGGAATGAAGATCGTGGGATCAAACATTCCGGACGACACTTTCATACTATCGATCGATTCTCAAAGACAGATCATTTACATCAATAAATCGGCTAATTCTGCGGGTTCGATCTCTTTTACCGCGTTCAGAGAGCATGGTCTAGTCGCTGGATCAAAAATATATGTGGACGGAGGATCACTGGACGGAGGGCCGTACGTCCTAACTAAAGTCAACGATTACAATCTTTACTTTGACTCTTCGGTCACGGTTTCTTCAACGTCAGGCTCTGGGGTCAGTTATTATGTTGTTCCTAAATACAACGCTTTCTTAGACGGAGATGATTCTTTCTTTTTGTTTAGTGTTGACTACAACATCGATTACCCAACGATAGAAAAGACCAAGTCTTTAGACTTTGAGTTCGATGAAGCCGCAAGCACAGATACGATACCTTCATCGGGGAACGGTCTCTACCAAAGGACTGTCATTGATGGATTGAGAAGATCGCCGTTTGCTCTTAACATAGGTCATCAAGCAGACGCAGAAGGATCCTATCTTACCGTATTAAGAATCGTAGACAAAACCTTTACCACCGGATCCGGGCAGGTCTTCTTTGGTGTGTACAGAGCCGAAACAGAAGCGGAAGATGAGCGCCTCGGAGTAATGCTAAAGAACATCGGGCGTGATGTGGACCTTGAGCAAGAGCTGATAATACGAGAATCCGACGTCAACGAATCGAACATTGACTACATCCTATTGAACCAAAAAAGAAAAGAGATGCTTCTGCAAGGAGAGCAGATCTGGCCTTACATGGGTTCGTACCGAGGAGTGGTCAACATGATCAACTGGTTCGGCTACTATGACTTGCGTCTTAAAGAATACTTTCTTAACGTCAACAGCCTAGACACAGAATTCGGTAAGTATCGGCAAGTACAGGTGCCGTTTCAGCTAAAAGACAAAGTCAAAAGACAAGAGAGTGTCAACCTAGTCCCAAGCAAGCACTATAAAAAGACGGGTCTGTTCGGTCTTTTTTACGACATAGTCAAAGATTCGGGTGAATATGACGAAGACGGAATACCAATAACCGAAGATGCATTTGAGTTCACAAACGAGGAAGCGCTGATCAAATTCTTTGCTCTAAAGAATTACTTAAGAGATAAGTTTCTTCCGCTGAACACAAAAATCGTCGATATCACAGGAGAGGGTGTCTATTACGAAAGATACACGATCAATAGTTGGAAAGATGTAGACGAAAGAAGAAAGCTTGAGCTGACAAGATCTATAGATTTTTCTTGTGAAGAAAGAGTAGTGATAGAAGATCTTAGACCGTATTCGTCTAACGGGTATTTGAGTCCAACTTTGGATAAGACCATGCAGTCTTTCTTAAACAATTACGACATACTCGACATCACAATCACAAATCCGGGCGGTCCTTATACAGCCATTCCGCAGGTATCTTTTCCAGGCAGCTCTAATCAACAAGCATCTGGATACGTAAAAGTGAAAGGAGTTTCTGGATCTTACTCGCTTGCAAATCCATCTGGTGTAGGATTCACAGCAGGAGACATAATCACTCTTGGAGGCGGCGTGTACGAAATACCGCTAAGGCTTACAGTGACTAACACATCTTCAGGCGCCGTCACTGATGTCGATATATGGGAAGGTTTTCGCCAGGGAAGCGGATATTCATCTTTTCCTCCAAGTTTCTTTCAAACATCCGTTGTCTCTCCAGCGCCCACAGGCAACCAATATCAATCAGTAAGCAGGACGGGATTTACGGCTTCCCCGAGTGATCTGGGGTTTCAGGTCGAAGACGTGTGGTTTCTTAACAAAGGCTTAGGATACTCAACATACCCAAGTGCGGTGTTTCTACCAAACGTAGGCTCAACCACGGCTGACTTACAAGTAAGAATCAATGGAGGAACGCAGGTCGGAAACATCAACAACAGCGCTCGGACGAATAGGTGGAACGATGCGGCAAACATTCCTGTCGGGGCAGTTGCTCTGCTATCGACAAGTTTCGATGTTTCTTGGGACGAAGTGACGTATTCTTGGCTAGATCTTGGAAGCGACAATAAAGCCAACATCAAAGTCTATGTAGACCCACTTCCAAGCGGAAATGGGGAAGTGATCGCAGCTGAAATTGTGAGTGAAGGAAGCGGTTATACATTTGTGCCCGACCTCGAAGTCGTAAGCATCGAAGGGCAAGGTGCCACTCTTCAAGGATCATTAAGACAAGGAAAATTGAATCTACTAGAGTACACTGTGACAGGAGTTGCATCAGTAGGAGGAACAAATGATGAATTCACCGTGACTCCTGACATTGCTTCTTTGGGGTCGTTGAGCGTGTCAACAAATCGACTCGTAACATCCGACGGGATTTCTGACTTAGTACTGACCTCTATAGTCACGCCGGGATCGGGATCTTCAACAATACTAGTCGCACTACCGGGCGGCGGCTCAGCTAGCACCACGGTACAGATCGGCGATAAGATATATGTACATGAAGGAGTCGAAGTAACAAATGGGGGAAGCGGCTTTGCGTCCGTACCAGGCGTTGACGTCAACGGCGGACATACTCGTCTGATATTTACATGGGACACTCTAGGAAGAGGTGAATTCTATCAAATGCAGTGGAAAGTCTTGCTTCAAGAAAAAGAGAAGCCGACTGATAATTTTTACTATGATAGTGGGATAAGAGACATAGATGACTTGATCAACCACACAGTAGTCTTGCCGTACGTCGGAAAATACACAGTGGAGATGATTGTGTACAACACGGACAACAACATTGCCAATTTGATCAAAAGAAGCTGCATAGAAGTTTACATGCAAGAATCGGATTTCTCTTATATATGCAAGTTTGTCAACCACTGCATCGACACATGGGATTCTTTGGAGCAGTTGCCGGATACAACAGAAAATCGTCTTGCACAAACGATCGCAAACACTAGATACATAAACTATACATGGGACAACGCGACAGGTCGCTGGGTCAATCTATCGTTCAATAACACAGAATGGGGGAACATGGACTTTAGGTGGGAAGACACTGACATAACTGATCTGTCTAAGATCAACAACTATACGTTTCCTACACCTACAAACTATTCATTGTTAGAAGTATCTTTTTCTGACAACGCAGAAGGAGCTGTTTCGGAGTATCGGGATTCAACCACAACTCCAAGCGCTGTAAACCCAACGATCATTGTCGAAGGCCAGCGGTCTTATCCAGAGATCAAGCCAGCTTACAACACAGCGGACGAATGGATCTACATCAGACGAGACGATACGATCTACCAATTAGAAGTACTGTCCGCTGACTATTCGTTTCCTGGATTCACATACATTGAGCTAACCGCCGTTCCGCCTACATCTTTTACTTCTTCCCCGAAAACTTGGCAAGTTTTAAGAGAGATCGAAGGAACGATCGTTTTGCCTGGTGATAAAATCTACAACGAGGAAACGAATCCTCAAGGAATACAAGTAGGAAAGTTCATGCGAGTCTTCCAAGAGAACTCAACTCCAATTAGGTATAGGATTCCTATCAACGGAAAAAATACATACTCAGGCCAGCCGGAATACATAATCTTGGACGGGGCTGGATCCGATACAACTTACTCAAGAAAAGGCGAGATTGGTCAAATCTATAAGATCAGGGACAATATCGCAAACAACGGAAATCTTGTAGTCGACACAACGA